GCCCCCGACATCGCGGGCAAGGGCGTCGCCAATCCATGCGCGCTGTTGCTGGGCGCGGCCCAGATGCTGGACCACCTGGGCCAGCCGGAGAAGGCCGAGCGCCTGCGCGCGGCCATCATCGCCACGCTGGAAGCCAAGGATTCACTGACCCCGGACCTGGGCGGCGAAGGCACCACCATGTCGTTCGCCAAGGCGATCGCCAGCCGCGTGTGAAGCCAGGCCTGGGCCTGCACTGCGGTATGCACGGACGGGACGCTCAGCGTCCCGTTTTTGTTGGCCTGTGTCCCACCCACGGGCTTTGACGCTAGGCTGGCGACACGCACAATCCGCGGCCCCACGCAGAAGGCCCTGCCATGTCCGTCCGTCCCAGCGCGCTTGCGCTGACTCCGCTGCTGCTGTTCCTGGCGCTGTTCTTCGGCGCCGGGCTGTACTACACGGCACAGGGCGAGGCGATGGGGTTCTACCAGTTGCGCGCGCCGGTGGCCATCCTGCCGGCCCTGGCGCTGGGGGTCTGGCTGGCGCGCAGGCGCGGCGTGCCCGCGCAGCAGACCCTGCTGCAGGGCATGGGCGATGGCAACGTCATGCTGATGTGCCTGATCTTCCTGCTGGCGGGGGCGTTCGCCACGGTGTCGAAGGCCATCGGTGCCGTCGATGCGGTGGTCGCGCTGGGCCTGGGCGCATTGCCGGCCGGCCTGATCCTGCCGGGCCTGTTCCTGGTGGCCGCGTTCGTGTCGCTGTCCATCGGCACGTCGATGGGAACCCTGGCGGCGGTGGTGCCGATCGCGCTGGGGGTGGCCGATGCCGCGGGCCTGGACCGTGTGCTGGTGACGTCGGCCGTGCTGGGTGGCGCGATGTTCGGCGACAACCTGTCCATCATTTCCGACACCACCATTGCGGCCACGCGCAGCCAGGGCGCGGAGATGCGCGACAAGTTCCGCGAGAACTTCCGGATCGCGCTGCCCGCCGCCATCGCCACGATCGTCCTGCTCGCCACCCTGGGCGACGCCGCGCCGGTGGAAGCCCCCGACGCCGCTTCGCCCTGGCTGGTGCTGCCCTACGTGGTAGTGCTGGGCCTGGCGCTGGCCGGCCTGGACGTGGTGCTGGTGCTGGGCATCGGCCTGGTGGTTTCCGGCGTGTTCGGCTTCGTGCTGGCACAGGAGTACGACCTGGTCTCGTTCGCGGGCGACATCTACCTGGGGTTCGAGAGCATGGTGGAGATCACCCTGCTGTCCATCCTCATCGGCGGCCTGGCGGCGCTGATCAAGGCGACCGGCGGCCTGGCCTGGCTGGCGCAGGTCATCGCGGCGTTCGCGCGCGGTCATACCGGGCGCAGGTCGGGCGAGATCAGCATCGCGGCGCTGGCGGCGGGTTCGGATGCGCTCACCGCCAACAATACGGTCGCCATCCTGGTGACCGGCAGCCTGGCCAAGGACATCGCGCAGCGCCATGGCATCAGTCCGCGTCGTGCGGCCAGCGTGCTCGACATCTTCGCGTGCGTGGTGCAGGGCGTCCTGCCGTACGGGGCCCAGATCCTGCTGGCGGCGTCCCTGGCGGCCGTGTCGCCGCTCGCGCTGGCGGGCAACGTGTACTACTGCTGGTTGTTGGCGCTGTCCGCGCTGGCCTTCATGGTGTGGCCCCGTCGCGCAACCGCACCGCACTAGCGCCTGCCGAGGGCCGGAATGGAACGGGGCGCCATGGGCGCCCCGTCCTGTTTCGGCACAACCCGCGCGCGCTCAGTCGCGCGATTGCAGCTTGGCCAGCAGGCGCAGGAATTCGATGTACAGCCACACCAGCGTGACCATCAGTCCGAACGCGCCGTACCACTCCATGTACTTCGGCGCGCCGGCTTCCACGCCGGACTCGATGAAGTCGAAATCCAGCACCAGGTTCAGCGCCGCGATCACCACCACGAACAGGCTGAAGCCGATGCCGACCAGGCCGGATTCGTGGATCAGCGGGATGTCCTTGCCGAACAGGCGCAGGCCCATCGACACCAGGTAGACCAGGGCGATGCCACCGGTCGCCGCCACCACGCCCAGCTTGAAGTTTTCCGTGGCGCGGATCAGGCCACTGCGGTAGGCCGCCAGCAGGGCGCCCAGCGTACCGAAGGTCAGCACCACGGCCTGGAACACGATGCCGGGGTACTTGAGTTCGAACACGGCCGAGATCGCGCCCAGGAAGAAGCCTTCGACCAGCGCGTACAGCGGCGCGGTGACGGGCGACCAGGTCTTCTTGAACACCGTGACCATGGCGAGGATGAAGCCACCGATGGCGCCACCCAACGCGTAGATCGTGACGCCCGGTGCCACCATGGCCGTGCCGTCCGGGCCGGTGACCACCGATTGCGTCCACGCGAAGGCGGCCGTCAGCACCGACAGCAGCAACAGGATGCCGGTCTTGTTGACGGTGCCGTTCAGCGTCATCGCCCCGGCGTCGCGCGAGACGACGGTGCCGCTGCCCAGGTCGAGGAAAGTCGATTCCTTCAGTGCCGGATTGCCGCTGCGTATCATGGTGCCCTCATGTGTTTGCCGGACGTCTGTCCCCAGTGGATGAGCATAGCGTACGCGGTGGTCGCTCACGTTTCGTTTGACAGGCGGGCCGCAGGTTCCGACAATGTGCGACCTCGTTGGCGTCCAGACGCCACGCCGGGACCCTCGTCGGGGTATAGCGCAGTCTGGTAGCGCATCTGCTTTGGGAGCAGAGGGTCGGGGGTTCGAATCCCTCTACCCCGACCAGTCTGATGTACTGCCCGGGTGTGTGTCGGCAGGGCGGGGATGCGACAATCCGGTCCGGGCGCCCGTAGCTCAACCGGATAGAGCACCGGCCTTCTAAGCCGGCGGTTACAGGTTCGAGTCCTGTCGGGCGCGCCACTTCCGGCGCAACCGGGAGGAAGCAGGTTTCAGTGGTGGCTGTAGCTCAGTTGGTTAGAGTACTGGATTGTGATTCCAGATGTCGGGGGTTCGAGTCCCCTCAGCCACCCCATTTTTCTCTTCTATGAACCACGGTTCCAGCCCCAGCCACCGCGACGATCGCGCTGGGGATGTAGTCGATAGCCGCTGAATCCCCGCGGACGACGATCCCCCCGATAAACGACTGGTAGAAGGACCGAAGGCGCGACGCACTGCCGCTTTCGGTGAACAGGCTGCGCATCTCTGCTGCCAGCGCGTCCAGGTCGCCGGTATCGACCGCCTGAGCGGGAGCCTCTTCAGCGTCCAGGGCGGCAATCTGGCTTTCCAAGCTCTTCGCCTGGGCGTTGTTCTCGCGCAGGCGTTCGGTCAGGTCGCCGAGGTTCGGGGCGTCGCGGCCCATTTCTTCCAGGACATCGTACAGGCGGCCGTTGCGGCGCTTCACGTCGGTCAGCTGCGTGACCAGGGCCTGCCGGCGCTGGCGCTGCTCGCGCTGCCACTCCCCGGCCGTCTCGACCAGGTTGCGGGCCATCTCGGCGAGGGATTCACGGTCCAGGATGCGCTTGAAGACGACATCCGTCAGGAAGGCGTCCAGGTGGTCCGCTGGCCACCGGCGCTTCTCGCAGGCATCGTTCTGGCGGCCACGGCGGCACGTGTAGTAGCTGTACGTGCCACCGTTCCCGCGGCCGATCTCAACCACCAGCGACCCGCCGCACTTCTCACAGCGCAGCAGGCCCGAAAATACGTGGGTGCTGCGGCTGGTGCCGCGGGCGCTCTTGCTCTCGGCAGTGGCGTCCAGCAGGCCCTGCACTTCGTCCCACAGGGCGCGATCGATGATCGGTTCGTGTGCCGCGACAATGATCCATTCATCCTTCGGGCGCTCCACGCCAGCACGCCGGTCGAAGCGGTTGAACACCGTCTGGCCCAGGCACACCGGATTGCGCAGCATGTGCAGGACGTTGTCTTTCTTCCACAGCTTGCCGCGGTATCGGATGCCGAGATCGTTCAGTTTTAGCGCGATCGACTTGCCGCCCAGCCCCGCCTTGCTCATTTCGAACACGCGCCGCACGTTCACGGCTTCTTCCGGGAGTGGCACCAGCTTGCGCCGCTTCGGGTTATCGGGAGCGGGCACCGACACGTAGCCGTAGGGCGAAATTCCGCCGGAGTGATAGCCCTGTTCGGCATTGCGCAGCAGCGATCGCTTCGTGTCCATGGCGGTCTGCCTGGACTTCATTTCATCGAACAGTTCCAGCACGCCGTCCATCATCCAGCCGGCGTCGGTGGTGCGGTCCACTGCCATATCCAGGTAGACCAGGCCGACACCGGCACGGTCAAGCTGACCCTTGAACAGGATGGCTTCGAACCGGTTGCGAGCGAAGCGAGCGCTTGACCAGGTGATGAAGTAGTCGACACCCATCGTCACCGCGTATTCAACAGCAGCTTCGAACGCTGGCCGGTTGCCGGCCTTGAACGCGCTGCGGCCTTCGTCCTGGAAGATGCGATCGATTGTCGCGCCGAGATCCTCAGCGCGGCGGCGTGCGGCGTCGATCTGCGCAGGAATGGAAACCTCAGCCTCCGCCTGCTTTTTGTCACTCACACGCGCGTAGACCACCGCGCGCTTCTTCGTCTCCATCATGCTGAAACGCCCCTGATGATGTGTTCAATCTGATGATCGGTCAGGGCCAAGCCGGTCAGCCGGGCCACTTCGTTGAAGATCTGTTTCTTACTGAGCCCGCGCGCCGCCAGCGACCGCACCAGCTGATTGCGTTGGTACCGGTACAGCAGCGAAATATCCGGGATCGTCGTGCGGTTGCGGCCATCCATGAAGTCGCGGTTGGACGACATCACCGCCCACGCCGTCAGGAAGCTTTCGTAGCCGATGGCGTCAGCCACGCGCACCCACACGGCGCCCAGGCCGATCTGTCGCAGTTCTTCCACGCGCGGGTCGCGCTCGCCGGGCGCCACTGGCGCCGGCGCCGACGGCGCCCTAAGGGCGCCAGCAAAAGCACTGCAACTGCCTGGAGACCCACCCCCCCCTGCGTCCAGGGGCAGCGAGCCCTGCCGAGCCCCCACCCCCTGGTCACCTGCAGGACTGAGACCCGGGGCGGGGTCGCCCTGGGTGGTGGACCTGGTCATTCCCGGATTCGAACTGCGGTTTTCGATGGACATCGGAGCGGCAACCCCTTGGCACACCGACATTCTGGCGCAGGCGGGACGGTCTGAATTGCGGGTTCCTACAGACCCCGCAGTTCAACAAGGGGGCAGGGGACCGCCAGGCAGTCAGGATAGTTTGCCCGCTTTCAAGGCTGTTTCCGGGCACCTGCACACCCTCCCGACAACACTAGCTTTCGGAGAGATCACGGGCGCGCGGTCTCGGATTTCTACACGCCGGTGCGTGGACGTGCACGTGCGTTCACGCCTTCACCGCGCGATCTAGCGAGCGCAGGGAATCCAGCAGCGGGCCCTTCATCTTGGCCAAGGGGTTGGCGCGATCGACTTCACGCCGCAACTTGCGGGCCGCGATGTGGGCGTAGATCTCCGTGCTGTCTGCAGACGCGTGGCCCATCAGGGTCTGGTGCGTCACCTGGCTCACGTCGTCCTCCGCAAGCTCAGCACCGAAGAGGTGACGCAGGGCGTGCGGGTGCGCCACGTCGACGGGCACGCCAGCTTCGGCGCATCGCTCTTTCACCATCTGCTGGATGTACGTGGCGCTGATGCGCCTGGCCTCGCCGTAGTAGTCCGCCGGCGACACCCTGTTGTTGTTCTGAGTGACGAACAGCACCCGATCGCCGTCAGGCAACGTGCGCGGGATGGCGCGCATCTCTTCGTGGCCAAGGTAAGCGCGCAGCAGCATGGCCGCTTCCCTGGGAACAGGCTGCAGGCGTTCGCGGTTTCCCTTCTCGACCACACGGATGGCCAGGGCTTCGCGGCGCTTGTCGTCGGTGTGCCAGACCAGGGCCGATTCATTGAGCGATCGCAGGCCGCTGAGGCGGAAGCCGCAGCCCATGAACAGCATCAGGATGCAGCTATCGCGCACACCCAGCCACGTGCTGATGTCGGGCGTCATCAGCAGCTTTTCCGCATGGTGCAGCTGCATGGCTTTCGGCAACGGTCGACCAGCACGGGGTTGCACCAGGGCGGCCGCGGCGTTGGCCACGCCTGGCTGCGTGGAGCTCGCCCAGGCGAAGAAGCCGCGCAGTGCGGACACCAGCGGGCGGCGCGCGCGCGGCGTCAGCTTCAGCGAATGCGAGTAAAGGCCGGCGAACAGTTCCAGGTCGGCCAGCGTTGGCCGCATCGGATCCACGGTGTCTTCCGGGGCCAGCTTCGGATCCTTCGGCGGCTCGATGACCCACGCGGCGTATCGCTCGAGGAAACAGCGGTACTTCGTGACGGTGGCTTTCGACCGGCCGTTGTTCATCTGCAGCCAGGTGCACCAGCGGTCCAGGGCTTCGTTGAACGCTTTCAGGGAGGGGTCAGGCATTTCTGGCGTGGGAGCGTGGGAGGTTGCGGATTGTGATCAGAAGGTGAAGGCAATCAGCAACTTACCGCCCCACGTTCCCCCACGTTTACGGGTTTGCCGCAATTCAAAACGTGGGACGCGTTTTCAAACAACCGTTTGATTCGTGGGGATTCGCCGCGCCGACGTGTGACCGCATCCCGCGCCCCTTCTTCTCTCTCTCTCTCTCAAATTGAAGAAGAAGAGAGAGATATACAGGGCCCGGCGCAAATTTCGCAGGGTGGGAGTTTTGACGGGAAACGTGGGGCTTTTAGGTTGCGCCGTGTGACCTTGATTCGTTCGGAATCAATCAGATAGGCGGATTCTATCGCTTCGCCCCACGCTGCTGCGCCGCCCCTCCCCCTTCCGGCGCGCTTTTCGGACGGTGCCGGCGGCTTTCTCGCGATGGGGTCCGGGGCCGTCGCCGGACGAAGGTCGGGCCCGTGCCCGGGGTGACCAGGTGGGCCGGAAGCGGCGGGTGCCCGTGTTTTTGTATGTGCCTATACAATGCGGGGAACCGCACACCTGGATCCCGACGCCGCCATGACCGAACCCGCAAGCCGCGGACGCCCGCGCATCCATCCGGCGGGCCTGTCGCCCAGCGATCGCACGGACTTGTGGCAGCAGGATCTGAAGCGCAGCGGCGGCCACAGGCTCGCCGTGAACCTCAATCGCAGCGCGTGGCGCGCTCTGCAGCGGATGGCGGCGCCCGGCGATCGCGGGCCGCTGCTGGAACGCCTGGTGCTCGAGGAAGCCCGCCGCCGGCGTCTGCCGGCGGACTAGCCGTCAACGGATGCGGCCGGCCGCGCGCTCGCGGTCGAGGCAGTCGGCCACTTCCCCGCGCTTTGTGACCTCGATCGTGGCCACGCCGGCCCAGCGACGCGCATAGGCGGCCCAGCGGCGTGCATACGCGCGCCAGGCGCGCCAGTCGGTCGTGGTGGGCTCCTGCAGGCCGCGCGCAGCTGGCGCGGGCTCAGCGGCCGCGCGCTCGCTGCAGTCGATCCGCGGCGGCTCGATAGCCGCCTTCGGCGTCCTCCAGCTCGCGCACGACGTCGTCACCAGCACCAGGCTGATCGTCAGCAGGATGGCTCGCATGTTCGATTCTCCCGGCGGCGGCTTCGGTGGTCACGCGTAGGTCGATGGTTGCCGAATCCATCGAAGCGCGGGTGGTGGTGGCGTTGGCGGCGCCGACGTCGCCGCTGGCGGCGTTTGCCTGGGCGGTCTTGGCCGCGGCGATCGCGTCCGCCGCCTGGCCAGCGCGCCAGTGCAGATATGCGGCGTAGCCCAGGGCGATCAGGAAGATAAGCACCAGCAGGCCCCACAACACGGTGCGCGCGATCGCCTTGGCGGCGTCGATCGGGTTCGGGGGTACGGGGACAGGAATCGTCACGGCGTGGGGTCCTCCACGGCTTGCTGTTCGGCCTGGCGTTCCGCTTCGCGTTGCCGGCGGATCTCCGAATGGGCGCGCAGCGCCATGACCACAGCCAGCGATACCGCCAGCAGCGCCAGTTCCGGGTCCGCCGTCAGCTGCTGGCGGCTGAGGATGCGCGCGATCATGAAGAGGCCGCCCGCGACCATGCCGGCCCTGGCCAGGCGCCGAATGTGCCAGCGCAGTTCGGTGGGGCGGCCGCGCAGCAGATCCGCAGCGACGGTGGCGCAGATGGTGACGAACAGGCCGGCAAGCGCCAGCAGTGCGAAGGTCAGGGACATGGTCAGCGGGCTCCGTCAGTTCGCTTCCACCCCGAAGCGATGCGTTTCCCCTGTTCCCATAGGAAGCGGATGCTGAGCCCCAGGACGGCGGCACGCGCCCACAGTTCGATGTTGCCGGTCCACTGCAGCAGTGGAATGTGCGGCACGACGGCGGCGACGACGGCCGCTGCGAAACCCATGGCCAGGATCCCGTAGATGACCTTGCGGACTTCCTTCGGCTGTTTTTCCGGTTCGAAGTAGAAGGACATGGCTGCACCGGCCAGCGCGGCCGCCCACGCCCAGGGGGAGAACGTGTAGGCGGCGGCGCTGACGCCGGCGGTGGCCACACCCTTGCTGATGGTCGACGGCGCGTTGGCCAGCAGCACGCCCAGGAGGGTTTCGAACTTCATCAGACCAGGCCCGGCTTGTAGGTGGTGACGCCGCGAACTTTCACGGCCGTCAAGATCTCGCGCCGATGTCGCGGCCCGTAGCTGACATGCACCCAGCTGCCGAACTCATCGATCACCTGATCGAAGGGAAGGCCTAGCGCCACGATTCGCTTGGCAACCTGGCGCGAGCTCACACCACTCACGACGATGTCAGCGGCTTGGCCAAGGCGATGCTGCGACGTCGGCGCACCGCCAACGCGACGGTTCACCGCCTGCGCGCGGAATGCGCTGTTGATGGTGATGGGCTTACCCAAAGAGTCGCGCAGCGGCTGCAGGATGTTGATCGCCAGCGCACGCAAGCAGGCCACCTCGGCGTCGGTGGGAACGTTCGGAAGGCCCGTGGTTGTCACGGTCATTTCCAGAAGGCTGAAGTTGCGGGTGAAGGCGATATCGCGCATGTGGCCACGATCGCCGACGCCGGCGACGCGCAGCCACGGGATGCAGATCACGGCGCCGGCGGGATCTCGCGGAACGCCGGCGACCAGCGCCACCAGGGGCCGCGCACCTGCTCGATGTCGCCCAGCACGTCGCTGTAGCCGTACAGCGCGGATTCGTGCAGTTTCGCCGCGTCCACCACGCCACTACCGGCGGCGGTCTCCCAGCGCGGGATGGCCACGCAACGCGCGGCGCGCGTCAGCGCGTAACGCAAGCGCGCCCAATCCATGCCGTTGGCCAGGCCGCCTGCGCGCACACGGGCTTCGGTGTCCATGCTGAGGGTCACAGGGAGGCGGCGATACGGACGACGTTCGTCAGCGAAGATCTGCATGCCCACGGTTTCGGACACCACGGTGGGATCCACCAGGGAGATCTTCCAGCCCGCATCGATGCGCACGGACACCGCCGGCATCACCACCAGTTCGCCGATCTCGATCACGCCCTGCGTCGTCGTGATCACCACGCTGACGCTGGCCGTCGCCGCGGCTGCAGGTACTACCAGCCAGCAGGCCACGGATCCGTCCTGCAGGCGGCGCGTGACGCCGCTGGCGCCGGCGGCCGCCACGGTGACGCCCTCGGGAAGGTTCAGGCCCAGCAGCGCGATCACGCGCACCACGATCGCGCTGGCCAGCGTGATGTTGATCGTCGGGCTGCCGCTGGTGCGCTGGATTCGCGTGGCGCGGGCAGGCTTGCCGTCGAACAGGGCTGCGCCGTTGTCGCTGGTCAGCCAGGAAGCGCCGGCGGCGAGGGATACGGCGTTTACCGCCGGCATGCTGTAACCGATCAACATTCGCTTATCCCCACAGGATCAGGGTGGTGTCGCCGTTCGCCGGGTTGCGCAGACGGCTGCGCACCAGCACCTTCTTGCCGCCGGCCAAGCCGTAGCGCGGATGCGTGATGCGGCCGACTTGGCCAGGCTTTGGATTGAAGTCGGATCCGCCTTTCAGGCGCAGCACCATCGTGAAGCGCGGCGTGCCGTACATGGCCACCACGCGATCGATTTCGGCCTGCGCGTCCTGGGCACGCCAGAAAAGGGACACGATCGGTTCGGCAGAGTCGGCGTGCTGATAGCGCCGCGGCAGTGGGCCACCGCCATACACCTGGCCACGCCACAGTCCCATCAATTCGTCACGCCGCGGCTGTGGCAGGTCGATCATGTCGGTGACCAGTTCGCCGGCACCCAGCGCCTGGGCGTTAGGCCGGTAGGCCATGCGGCGCGTCAGACCGGGCGCCAGGTCTGGCGTGCAGATCAGATCGCTTTCGAGATCCGCGCGCGTCAGATCGAAGGCGAGCGTGCCCCCGTAGGTGTCGGGCGCGATGATGCGGGAGAAGCGCAGCACGCCGTCATCGTCCTGCCACCACCAGGCGCCCCAGCTGGGCAACGCTCGCGCCAGTGCCGCGCGCGCCCAGCCGCCCTCGCCGGATTCCCTGGTGTAGTAGCCGATGCCGGCGTAGCCGGTCGCGGTGTCAATCGCGCTGGCGTCCGCGCTGGACCAGGCCGACTTCCGGACGCGGCCGAACACGCCCTGCAGGAACTGCAGCAGCGTGGCCGGCTGCATGCCGGCGCCGATGCTGGACACGTCGCAGACCACGGGGCCCACCGGCGGGCTGGTCATGGCCAGCTGCTGCGCATCGGGCGTCACGGTGTACGTGCCGGCCTCCATGATGTCGCCGCGGTCCATCACCGTGGCCACGTGCGCCAGCGGCGCGTCCGCCATGTACAGCACGGTGCCGTCGCTGTTGGCCGGGAGCGCGGGCACGCTTGCCACGGCGCCAATGACTACCGGCTGCGGCGTCCACGCCAGGGCGGGCAGGTTGCCCAGGAAGACGCCGCGGGCCAGGGACTGGTCCAGATCATCGTGCGCGTCGCTCAGCATCAGCTTCTTGCTGCTGTCGCTCTGGAGCTCGATGCGCTCCACCACGTAACGGCCGACCGTGACGGCGCCGGCGACGCTGCCGCCACGGTCTGCCAGGCGGATGGCCACCGGCGTGCCGCGAAGATCTTCCAGCGCCATGCTGTCCAGCAGGCCGTCCGGATCCACGATGTCCGCCGTCGCGCTGCCGCCGCGGGTCGGTGGATCTCCCGACCAGGGCCAGAAGCCGATCTCCGCGGCGGTGGTGACGCCCGACAACAGCAGGCCTTCGTAGCGCGCATGCGCGGGCGCGTCGCCGGCGGCGCTCAGGAAGTCCCAATCGGCCAGCCTGGCGCTGGCGCTGGCGGCGGCAACGGCTGGCCAGCCTGCAGCTGCAGCAGGCCCTGCAGCAGGCCACTGGCCAGCGTTCACGGCGCACACCAGGCCGCCGGCGGTGGGCGGTGCGATCGACACAGCGAAATGCCAGGTTGTGCCCGCCGGCAGGTTGCGGGCGTGCACCAGCGTCGCGCCCTTGTAGAAGGCGATCGTGGGCGTCGCGCTGACCAGGTCGATGGCAACGCCGACGATGTCCCCCTTGGCGATCGCCGGCAGCCCTGCGGCCACCTGCACACCGTTCACCCACACCTGGCCATCGTGAAGAGCCCAGGCCACGCCGGCGTTTCCCACGGCGCTGTTGTAGGCAGCGCCTGCCGGCACGACGCCGATATCACCGAAAACGGCTGCATCGCCCCACAGGGTGAATTCGGCACCGCGCACGCCGGTGGAATGCCCCACGTCGCTGCGCGCGTTGCGTGATCCGTTGATTCCATCCGCGGTGGTGACCACCGTCTGGCCACCGTCACGGGCCGCCATCGCCGGGCCGATCGGTGCCGCGGCGAAGCGCGCATAGGCCTGCGGCATCAGGCCACCGGAAGCGGTTCGCGGCTCAGCTGCACGCGCTCGCTGGCGGCGCGGGCCAGATAGTTGGCAGCCACCGGATCAATCAGGCCTTCGAACCGCTGCCATAGCACGCCGTCCACACGCTCATAGTGGCGCGAGGCGCGCAACACGAAGCCAGCGCCATCCAGGCGGGCAATGCGCTGGAACATCGCTTCGGCCTCGCTGCCGTCTTCGAAACTGATGGTCTGGCCCTGCGACAGCAGGTTCATCACACGGATGTCTTCCGGCTCGGCGTTGGTCAGGAAATCTTCGTAGCTGATCATGGCTGTGGGGCTCCTATCGTGATTCGGCTTCGCGCTGCTTGCGCAGGCGTTCGTCGCGCTCGAGCGCCATCAGTCGCGTCTCCACACTGGTGGGTGTCGGCGCGGAGGGGCGCGGGATCTGCAGGCGCTTTTCCAGGCGCTGGACGCGGCGCCACAGCAGCACGACAAATCCGACCGCCACCACGGCGATCAGCACGCACGCGGCGCTCATGCTTTGATCTCCATCGCGTCCGCCGATGGATCCCGCAACGATGTGGGCAGCGTAGGCGCAGCCGGCGGCAGCGTCAGGTCGGCGGGCTTCTCCGCCCACTGCGGTTCCTCCTTCTTACGGAAGGCGAAGCCGGAACGCAGGTCGCTTGTGTTCAGGACGCGCAGGAGGTTTTCGACCTTCGCGCGTGCCGTTCCGTCTGCGAAACCTTCTTGCCAGCGCCAAGCCTGGCCAGCGCCATTTTGCGCGGTCGGGTCCCACACCAGATCGCCGTAGCGCTCGCCCTTCCAGTTCGGGCGGCCATCGAAGCGGGGCATCGTCATCAGATCGTCTGCGGTGACGTCGCTGGTATGACGCACCCATGCGTCATCCATCTCGATCGTGTCGCCAATGCTGTCCTGGTGAACCGTGTGCGTTGTGGTGTTGCTCCGGCTGGCGTAGCCGTTCGGCGCCTGCTTGAACGTGCCGTCATCGTTCATCTGCCACGCCTGCGCAGTCATGTGGAAATGGTCCGCTTTCACGCTCAGATCGACTTCCATCACCACGCGCATGTACACGCCACTCTCCTGTTCGTGGAAGTCGCGCACCTCGACGTTCTCCGGCAGGCCGGTGGGATAGCCAGGAAGTTGGATCTGCACAAGGTTCACTGCGAATTCCTCACGGTTTGTACTGCGCGTTGTGGGTGGCGATTGCGACGCCGGCGACTTCGCCGGCCAGGAACATGCGATTGCCCAGGTCGACTTTCACCACCTTCCGGGGCCCGACGAACTGCAGATCGCAGACCAGTTCCAGGTTCAGGTGATCGCCGCGCTGCACCAGCACCTTCTGGCCGAGCATCTGAGGGGTATGTTTCACACGCCCGTCCGGCAAATCCATGGGTGTCGATGCGCTCTGCACGATGCTGGCGCCCGACGTTGTCACCATGCGATAGCAGTCCTCGGCGCCGATCGTGATGGCGCGCACTGCATGCTCTTCGACTCGCGCGCCTGGCGTCCGCACGTCTATGCACGGGACCATGTCGCCGTGCTGCAGTTCGCGCACCAGGCGGCCGTCAGGCAGGAAGGTGTCGAAGTCCACGCACCAGTCGCCGGGGTTCCCCGTGCCGGGTCCGCCGCCGGTACCGGTGCCGCTAGTGGGGATAGTGACGTTACCGATGATGATCGCGCCTTCGCCAGCCTGCTGGGCATTCAGGACGTTGGTCTGCGCGTAGTAGGTGCGGGTGCCACCATCAAGGAACGGATCCAGCGTGAAGATGATGTAGGTCACGCCTTGGGTCAGACCCGTGACCGCGTTCGTGACCGCGTTGTAGGTGACCGACTCGCCACTTATGTTCGTCGTATGTGCGTTGACGGTGACTTGTCCGGAGCTATTGGCCGAAAGCGCTGTGGCGTTGCGAACGGACGCGATGCCGGCCACCAGCGACGCGCGGCTGTTGCGGGCGCCTGCAAGCATGATGCGACTGCCGCGCACGTTCAGGCCGATGCGACGCACGCCGCCATCCATGGCCAAGTCGACGTTGCCTGTGCGACCGTAGGTCGTGCCGTCCGTGATGACGTTCTGGTCCAGCGTGGTCTGACGGCGGATGTTGCACTGGCGGAATCGTGCGTGGTGCGTCGCCCAGGGCATTGCCACGTTCGCACCGGTGGTGTTGTTCCATTGCACACCAACGATGGGTCGAACGTAGGCGGTACCGGCGGGGATCTCCACAAGGTTTTCAGCCAGCCAGTAGCCCGCGTGGTTGATCGCCTGCCGGCCCCCATAGCCGATGTCGGCGCCATCCTTGTTGTAGAAATTCAGGCCAACGTAGGTGAAGATGTCGATGCCGGCCGGCCGCGGCGTGCCGATGTCCACGACACCTTCCGATCGCACGATGAATTTCTCGCCAGGCTCCACGGCGAAGCGATCGCCGGTACGGACATAAACCTGGTTGGATCCTGGGCTGGCCACGCCGCCGGCGTCGCCGATGAACAGCTGCATCTGATTGCCAGACGCGAAGGCCTCGAGACCTACCTCAACACTGACGGTGTAGGCGCCGCCCACACTGTCATTCATCCATCCATCCGCCACGAACTCGCCTTGGACGGGCTGATATGTCGCGATCGGATACTGGCCCTTGTTCTGGCCGAAGTTGCCGTTGGGAACGAAGCTTTCGCCACTACCTACGGCACGCGGCTGGTCATCGTTGAAGGCCAAACGGATGTTGTCGAAAACCCAGAAGCCGGACGTGCAACCTGTGACGATCAGGTTCGCGTTCGCCTTCACGGCGCCGTATGGCACCGTGATCTTTCCGGTGACGGTCCTCCAGTAGGCGTCCGCCTTCTGCCCAGTGGACGGGGCCGTGGACCAGGCGATGTTCTTTTCGCCGATGAACGTGCCGTCTTTGTTGTAGAAGACCAGGCCGATGGCGCCTTCGCCGTTGGCGATGTTCTGCCACCTGCCGACACAGCCAATGACGGACAGCACTTGGCCGGGCCGCACCTGGATCGACTTGGCGTTGACGCACCGCGCATTCGGGATTCCGAAGCTCGCACTGAACACCATCAGCTGCGAACCGCTCAGTGCAGCCGGGTTCGTCTCGGTGTACATGCCTCCGTCTTTGTTCCAGTACAGGTCGGCTTGTTCGAAGCTGGGGTTGAACACCAGGGAGTCGGTCGCCGATGCGAATTCATCAGCGTTCTTCGACCAGCCCGTACCGTTCCAGTAGAAGGTTTCCCGGTAGCTCGGGCGGTACCACATATCGCCGACGATGTAGGAGCCGCCGGCCGGCGCCGCATCCTGGACGAACAGGCGGATGCGCGCGTTCGCGGTGGTCTGCGCCGTGTTGGCCGCGCTCTGCGCCGCCGCTGCGTCGATTACCGCCTGTGGCAGGCGATTGTCTGGCGACTCCACCCAGGACGATCCGTTGCAGTACCACCAGCGGCCGTCATCGCTGTCCTGCCAGTAGTCGCCTAGCTTGGCGCCGGCGCCTCCGATCGCCGGCGCGTTCGGCTGGCGATAGATATCGATCTGCCCATCAGCAGTGGCCTGGGCGTTCTGCGCGGCGATAAGCGCCGCCAGGGAAATACCGTTGGCCGTGCCGCGGGCGTAGGTCGACGCCTGCACCAGGTTGCCGTCCATCGGCTCCACCATGATGCCGTCGAGGTCGATGCTGTCGCCCAGCGTCGTGGTGTCGAAATCGATGCGGAACATCATCGAAGGGGATGTGTATGACGTGGGATCCACCACGGCCACGGTGCGCCGCCATGTGCCATCGGCAACGCATGTCCAGCCTGCGCCGACATGCCCGCTCACACCATCCCACACGAACAGATCGTGTGCCTTGGCGAAACTCGCGGCGCTGGTCCTGTACCAGAATGAAAGCAGGTACTTCTTGCCCGGGGTACGGGGCACGTTCAAGCCGTTGCCCAGGTACAGATAGCCTTCGGTGGATCCCCCGCCGCTGCGGGTCAGCCGCCATGCGCCACCTGACCCGACCTTGGTATTCCCGGCGCCGGTGATGCGCGAAATCGTCAGGCCGAAGCTGTTGGTGACGGGCAAAACGCTGCTTTCCAGCGTGCTGTACTGGTCAGGCAGCAGGTTCACGCCGCTGCCGCCGACGTAGTTCAGCGGATCATCCGGCGACTGCGCGACCCAGGCCGACCAGGTGCCGACCAGGCCGCGCACCTTCACGCGCACACGCCAGTGCGTGCGCGCCGATTCGTTGCTGTTGTAGACCAGGTCCGTGCCGCTGTAGACCACCTTGGACGTGCCGGGGCTGCCGGCGACGTCGGGCGCGCGCTCCACTTCGTAGATGGCGCGCGGCTCGCTGCTGGCGTTCCAGCTTGCCTTCACACCGCCCAGCTGCGCCGTTACCGCGAAGCCACCAGGTGCGGCCGGTGGCGGCGCCTGGTAGGGGATCGGCATCCATGTGCCGCCCGGCGCGGTGGTGGGCGTCAGCGCAGGCAGGTCGCCGGCGCCGATCTCCAGCAGCAGGACCTTGCCCATCAGCGCAGCATCTCCAGCAGGCCCAATTCGTTGCGCGTCAGCCCGCCGCCCAGGCGATCGCGGATGTCGCGCAGCAGGTCGTTGGTGACCGTGTTGGTGCCACCGTTGCCCGCGTTCGGGTTCCCTGTGGTGTTGGACACAGGCGCGTTGCCACCAGTCGGCGGCGCCGGTGCCACGGGGTTGTAAAGCAGGGCGAACAGCGCGGCAGCGATGCCGTCAGGAAGGGCGCGCAGTTCGTCCGCCAGGTCGCCCATGGTGGTGCCGTCGTCCATGTCCAGTTCGGGCACGCCCATGCCTTCGATCAGGCCGGTGACCTGGCTGTAGAGCGCGTTGTAGTCGGCGCCACTCGCGTACAGGTTGCGGCCCAGGCCCAGCGCGGTCTGCGACAGGGACGACACCTTGGACATATCGCCGGCGGCGGCCGCGGCCTGCAGCTGCTGCATCGCCTCCTGCAGCTTTTCGGCGTCGGTCATCGGGGAGTACTGGCTCAGCGACAGGTCGCCCAGCAGGCTGTTGCGCTCTTCCTCCATCTGCCGCTGCAGGCCGGCCATGTTCATCGCGCGCAGCTGTTCGATCTTGGCCAGGTCTTCGGCACGGGCGCCCGACAGGCCCAGAGCCCGGGCGTAGTCGTTGGCCGCCTTGATCTGATCGCGGTAGGTCACTTCGATGTCCAACGCAGCGCGCTGCCAGTTGTTCAAGCCGGACGTGCGCAGTTCGGTTTCGACGCCCGACATCAGCCCGGCGTAGTTGCCCAGAAGCGTGGTGACGCGCTCGATCTCGCTGCCCAGGCTGGTGCCGTTCTCCGCGGCCAGCTTCTTGAAGTACTCCACCGCGCGGGCCACGTTCTCCATTTCCCAGCCCCGCAGGGAACGGCCCAATTCCTCAGCGCTGCCGGTCACCAGCGTGATGGCCGCAGACAGCGCGGTCATGATGTCGCTGGCCTTGTTTTCGTTGTCCAACAGCCTGCCGAAGCCCAGGGCGCGCACCGAAGACGCGGATAGGCTTTCCACCATCTTGGCGATCTCGGCTTCGATCTGCTGCTGAGCCTTCTCCGGATCCGCGTCCAGCTTGATCTTGCCGATGTTCACGCGCACGCCGGCCAGCTGCTTGCTGATGTCTACACCCAGCTGCTTGGCAACCGACAGCGCGCCACCCTTCACCGCGCGCACGGCACCGTCGAAGGCGCGATCCACTTCGTTGTCCAGTCCGGCGTATTCGGTCCAGTACTTCGAAGAGCGGAACAGTCCGCCCTTTTGCTTGATATCCGCGTAGGCCTGGCCTTCGAAGCCGTCGAAGCCGTAGCTGCCGGTGATCCCTTGGGCCTGGATCTGCGGCTTCTTCCGGCCGAACAGCTTGGCGTGAATGGACGAACCCGAAAGGATGGACGAAATCTTGTCGCTGAAGCCCAGGCTGCGGAACAGCTTATCCGCGTTGCCGACGGCGCCCAGCGTGGCCACCTTGCCCGCCCAGCTTTCGCCGTTGTTGATATCCCAGCCCTGATCGAACAGTTCCGCGTTCTTCATCATGCCGGCGATGATCCAGCCGATGATCGGGATGGCCGACGCCATGCCGCTGGCGCCGCCGGCGGCCGCACCGCTGGCTCCGCTGACGCCCGTGGAAGCGTTCGCCATACCGACCAGGCCGCCCCAAGTTCCGCCCGCCGTGCTGGCGGCGCTGGCAGCGCCGGATCCGCCGAACAGGCTGCCGATGGCCGACATCCAGTTGCCGCCACCTTGGGCGCTGCCACCACCGAACAGGCTGCCGATGTTCGACATCCAGTTGCCTTGTCCGCCGGCGGAAAAACCGTTGCCGCCGAACATGCCCATGATCGACTGCAGCATGTTGCCGCCGCCCTGGTTACCGCCGCCGAACATGCCCATGATCGACTGCAGGAAGCCACCGCTGCCGCTGTTCCCGTTGGCGAAGGCCTGCGAGACCTGCGCCTGGATGGGGATCACGATCTTCTGCTGCAGGAAGGTGCGGACCAGGTCACCCACCAGCTGCTTGGCGATGTTCTTCAGCGACGCGCCCAGCGACTTGAAGTCGCGCATGCCGGACATGATGAAGTCGGTGAAGGCATCAGCCACCGATTCGATCGACCGCAGCCACGCGTTGCGGTATTCGTCGGAAATGTCCTTCTGCAGCTCCAGCCAGTTGCGCGCGTCGACCGCCGAGCCGTAGAGCTCGCGCAGCTGGGCGCGCTCCTGTTCGGTCAGGTCGATGGTGTCGCGCAGGCCCTGGGCGTGGAGCTCCCGGGCCCGGGTCTCGGCTTTCAGCATGCCTTCGGCGATCGCGCGTTCGCGCGCGCTCAGGCCCACGGCGCGCGTCTCGCGCTGGTATTCCTCGACCAGGGAACCCACCACGTCCACGTTGCGATCGATGGTCGCCTGCTCGCGCTGCGCCATCTCCAGGCGCCGTTCGTGCGCCACCTTCGCTTCCTCGCGCGCCGCCTGCAGCTGCCGCTGGGCGTCTGCGTCTAGGCGGTGGTGCTTGATCAGATCCGCCTGGACCTTGTCGATGCGCTCCAGGGCGGCGGCGTATTCGTTGGCCGCCTTCTGGACCGGGCCGGCATAGACCGCCTGCTGGTCGCGCACCAGGTCATTCAGGGCGCGTGTGGCCTGCGCGGCCGCGGCGTCGTCGCGGGTCTTCTCGCGCGTCGTCCTGGCCGCGTCGCGCACCGCGCCGGTCTCCTGCTTGCGGGCTTCGGCGGCCGCTTCGCGCGCCTTGGCCAGCTGTTTCATCACTTCGATCTCGGCCTGCATCGCGCGGCCGATCTCGGCCAGCTGCTGCTGGTCGAACGGCTTGCCGGTGGCGGCCTGGTTGGTGATCTGATAGCCGACGCGGCGGCGGATGGCGGCTTCCTCGCCGCCCTGCACGCCGGCCAGCTGGATGTAGGCGTTCTGGATGTTCTTCGTAGCCTGGTCGACCAGCTTGGCCGATTCGGCCGCAGACGCGCCGACTTCGCGGATGCTGCTGGCGGCCACGCGCGCGGCGACTTCGGCGCCGTAGAACCGTTCGATGATCGACTGCCACTGCGGGATCGCGTCGACCAGCAGGATGCGGCCTTCGCTCAGCTGCTGGGACACCCCCGTCAGTTCGGCGCGCAGTTCCGGGGATGCGGCCGTAAGGTCGGCGCTGGCCAGCACCAGCCCGGTGACGTTCTTCGCGGCCAGGTCACTGCCCAGCTGCAGTTCGGTCAGCTGGCGGTTGTAGCTCTCGATCGCGGACGCGTTGCGTGCCACTTCCGCGGCGATGGACGGATCCGCGAAGCCGAAGCGCGCAACGGAACGCATGCTGCGGTCTGACAGGTCCTGCTGCGCGTCGGCGAGCTCGGCCAGCTTGGCTTTGATTCCATCGATCGCTTCGCCCACCTTGGCTTCCGACAGCGACAGGGCCGCATCGATGGACGGGGCGCGGTTGAACTCCTCGAGGGACCGGCGCGCCTCGCTGAAGCCCTGGCGCAGCGCATCCGTGGCAGCCTTTGCGGCGTCCTCGCTCTGCCACAGCCAGGCCACCAGCAGCGTCACCGCCGACACCAGCAGCAGGATGGGGTTGGCGGACAGGAAGGTGAGGGCGGCGGCCAGGCCACGCGATGCGATCGCAGCAGCGGTCTGCGCGACGGTCAGGCGGGTTGTGGCGCCCTGCAGGCCCACGACGCTGATCATGGCCGTGTTCACAACGGTGCTTTGCGCGATCCAAAGCGCCTGCAGGAACTTCAGCCCCGCCTGCAGCTTGCCGCCCACGTAGAAGACGGCGGCGACGGCGGCGAACTTCACCACCAGGCCGATGACCGTGCCCAGGTTTTCAGCCAGGGTGCCCAGGGAGACGGCGATCAGGCGCGACGCGCCGGCGGCCTGGTCGGCTTCGCCCACGTACACCATCAGGTTGTTGCGCAGCACCTGCCAGGCGCGGCTGATCGTCAGCGGGACCTGGGAAGCTTCGTCGGCGATGCGGCGGGCGTTGTCGCCGGTCCACGCGCGCAGCAGCACGTCGGTGGTCAGGGCGCCTTCCTCGGCCAGCTTCTTCAGTTCGCCACGTGGCACGCCGATGGACTCGGCCAGTGCCTTCATCAGCCGCGGCGCGGCTTCGTTCACGGCGTTGAACTCTTCGCCCCGCAGCGCGCCGGCGCCCAACGCCTGGGACAGCTGCAGGACCGCGCTGGCGCTCTCCGCGGTGGTCGCACGGGACACCAGCAGGCCCTGGTTGATGGTGCGGGTCAGTTCCGCCACCTTGGCCTGGCTGACGCCGTAGCGCTCCAGGGCCGCATAGCCGCGGTTGTACAACGTCACCGTGGCGTCCAGGTTCTGGTAGGTCTGGTTGGAGATCTGCAGCAGCTGCTGGCCGACACGGCGCTGTTCGTCCAGGCCCTGCGTGACCTGGCTGATCTTGCCGCGGATGTCGGTGTAGGTATCGGCCATGCGGCCGAGCTCACGCACCGAAAGGGTGATGCCCAGGCCGGCCAGGGTGGCGCGCAGGCCACCCATGGACCGGTCCATGCCTTCGGTTTCGCGTTTCGCCCGGCCCGCGGCGCGGGCGTATTCGTCGACGTCACCGCCGGCCTTGCGCGTGCGCTGGCCCGTCTCTGTCGCCTGCTTTCCCGTGCGGTCCAGCGCGTCGCCGAACTTGCGGACGTTGCCGGCGCCCGTGGTCAGCGTACCGGTCAGGCCCGTGCCGTCCGCCTTCAGGACGATGGTCAGGGTTTCGGTCGCGTTGGCCACGGGCTACTCCATTCGGCGGTTAAAGACGGGTGCGGCGACTTCCTCCATGACGCGGACGCCCCAAAGCACGTCCGGACGCAGCTTCATGTCGATGCCCAGCAGGTCGCACACGCTGGCGATCTCCGCGGCATCGATGCCTTCGTAGATCCGCACCGCGCCGGCGGCGCCCGCGACCATCTGCGTGCGCCATCGGCAGTGGGTAAAGACGCTGTAGGCGGGAACGTTCTCCTTCCACAGCGTCACCACACGTTCGCCGTCGTTGCCGTTGACCTGGTCGGCCAGGTCGCGCGCGTCATCGATCGCGTCCTGGCTTACACCCATCTCCGCCAGTTCGTCGGCGAACTCGTCATCGCTGCCTTCGTCAGGCAGCGCGTCTAGCCACGCGAGCGCTGCCGACGCGAGGTTTTCTCGTCGTAGCGCTCGGGACGAAAAGCCTTTAAAAAAGCGACCGCCCCCGCCGCCACGCACTCGGGCGACTTCTTCACCCATGCCAGCTGTTCGGCAGCATCCAGTTCCTGGTTACCGCCCTTGCCGATGCCGCGGACGCTCTCCAGGTACTTGTCCAGCAGTTCGCCGTTGCTGTAGTCGTTTTCCGGATCCAGCAGATCCGTCAGTTCGTCCTGCGTGGGACGCTTGAACTTGCCGAAGAAGGAACCCTGCACCTTCGTGCCGCGGGTCGTGCCGAAAGACACCAGCACTTCGATTTCCACGCTCTCTTCGTACTGCTCGATGTTGATGCCGCCCATCTGCTTCGTCTCCTTGCCGTTGGCGCTGTGGCCTTGGCGTTGGCGTTAGAGCGGCCGACCGCGGGCAGCGGCCGGCCGCGGGGGATCAGCGCACGATCACGCTGTATTCGGGGCCGCTGCCGTCCTGCACGAACGGGCCCTGCAGCTGCAGGGCGGCGATGTTCTGCACCTCCTGGCGCTGGGGCGACAGCAGCTGCGTCTTCGGCGCGGTGATCTCCACGATGTTGCCGGGGACCGTACCGTGGATGTAGCTGAAGGCCATCAGGGTTTCGGCGTTCACGTCGTTGTAGAAGTTGTGCGTGCCCACGTCGGGCTCTTCCACCGTGCCCTGCCAGGTCGCCATGCGGTCGACCTGCTGCACCTGCTCTTCTTCCGAATGTTCGTAGAACTCGACGCGCTGGCCGAAGTCCACGGACAGTTCGTGCAGGCCGGCCAGGTAGCTGCCCACTTCGAACTCCACCGTTTCGGCACGGAAGGGCTGAGGCTTGACGAACGCCGACAGCACAGTACCCAGGGCGGTGGGCTGGTCGACCACCGGGCCGAACAAGCCGGTGAATTCGAACTGCAGCCACGGGTATTCCCGCTTCCGGCTGCTCATCTTCACCGTGCCGCGTGCGCCGGTGACCTTGTGCAGCGTGCGACCGACCAGCACCCACATGGTCAGACTGTTGGTGTCCTGGTCCTTGGGTTCGTAGGTCACGCTGGTGTCGGCCACGATGGTTTCGGTGTGGCCACAGCCCAGCATCAGCACACCCCAGGCAGGGGCCACGCCCAGGTCGCCACTGCCGGCCAGCGCGACTTCGCCGGTGATCTTCACGTGCTTGCCGACCATCGTGGCGGCCTTTGCGCCGAACAGTTCGGTGTCTACGTCGAATTCCAGCTGGTCGCCTTCCAGCGGGGAGATGGAAAGGTTCCGGGTCTGGATTGCGTTCAGCGCGCCGGTGGGCCCGGCGTCGACGCCATAGGTGGCTTCGATCTTCGCCAGTAGCGCCTTCTTCTTGAAAAACAGCTTGGCCATGTCGGTCTCCTAGTGCCCCGGCCTGAGACCGTCGTGGGGCGTTTTCAATCGGGGTGTGTAGCCGCGCGCACGCGCGATTACTTCTGCTCTTTTCGCTTGAACCGCGTCGCGTCGAAACGGGTTTCGGTGTTCGCCTGCTTGATGCGGTCTTCGCGGATCGCCTGCACCGCAGCATCGGATTTCTTCGCCTGCGCAGCAGCGGGCGGCGCAGTGGTGGTTTCGCCGGCGGCGCCGGCAGTGGTGGGGGTGGGCTTCTGGTTCATTGCGGGCTCCGTCAGTTGACTTCGAACACTTCCCAGGTGCTGACCACCCAGGCATAGGGGGTTTCGATCTGCTGGCTGTTGACTACCGACTGCAGCACCAGCGCCTGCAGGGGTTCGGTGGCCATGGCTTCATCGGCCAGTTGTTCCAGTTCGTGGATCAGCACGAATTCGGCTTCCTCGACGTCCAGGCCGGTGGCGCCTGCGTCCAGCAGTACCTGGCCCACGATGCTGATGCGCACGCGGCCGTTCTCCGACGCGCGCAGTACGTCGGTATCCATGCCGTTGTCGCTGGTTTCGTAGGGATAGCGGGTGATGCCGCCGAACAGGACCATCCAGACGCCGCGACGCAGGTCGGGATCCTGGCGCAGGGCGAAGTCCTTCCATTCGCGCGTCACCAGGCGGTCCGGGTTGATCTCGCCCAGGCGTTCGGTGATGGCCTGCAGGATGGGCAGGTAACGGGTACTCATGCGGATCCGCCTTGTGCCAGACCTTCACCGACTGCAGCGCGGATCAGGGCATTGATGCGATCGCGCTTCGCCTCCAGCGCAGGTTCGGCGAACGGCTGCGCCGGCACGCCACGCTGGGCGATCCTTCGGCGGAGAAGATGCGCCAGCTGCAGGCGCGTCATGCCGGGGGTGCGGGGGGTGATGCCCTTCATGCGGATCCAGTCGACCATTTCCGCCAGCGGCGGCCGGCCACCGGGGCCGGTGCCTTTCTCCTGGTAGTAGGCGTGTCGTTTCGGGAACGTGATGTGCTGTTCCAGGGGCGCCGGGTGGCTGACCCCCACCGATGTCACGATTTCGCTGCGGAACTTCGGGGCGCGCTGCTTGGCTTCGTTCGACGTCTCCAGGGCGCCGCGCCACAGTGCGCTGCCCACGCGCTGCAGCACCGCGCGATCGCGGCCCAGGATCGCAGCGGCGATCGCCTGGGCGTTGTGGCTGATGCGCAGTTCCATCACTCGGCCTTGTTGAATTCGTCCAGAAATGCCTGGTAGAGCGCGGCCGCGGTCATGTTCTTGGGCTGGCTTTCGCCGCCCTGGCCAGCGCGCAGGGTGATGGGCTTGCTGTGGTTGCGAATGGTCAGTTCGCGCATGGCTTCGGCTTTCGCGCGCAACAGCACCAGGTCCAGCTCGATGTCCGTCACGCTGGTGGCCTCGCCGGGGTTATCCGGAAGGGTGTGCGCGGCGAAGTAGTAGAACGGGAAGACAGCACCGAAGGCACCGATCTGCGCTGCGTTCGGCGGCGGGGACAGATGCAGTTCTTGGGCGGTACCGGCGGCCACCAGGCGCAGCGTGGGCAACGGACCGCGCGGCATGTTCCAGGGCGCCGTCTGCAGTTCCTGGACGCCCCAGGGCGAGCCCTTCACCTGGATCAGATCCGCCGGCGCCGGATAGGCCACCTGGCCGGCTTCCAGTTGCAGCTGGCCCGCATGCGTCCGGGGACGCTTGCGCACGCCCACCGCGCGACCAGCGATGCGCAGGTGCCGCAGGAAGTCCGCATCGTTGGGCGCGACGAAAAGCCCCGCTGAATCCATCAGCGAGGCCTTGTGCTGGGCGATCAGTTCCGCGGTGGTGTACGGGACGCCCACGGCCGCGGTTACTCCTTCGCGCCTTCGGCCAGGATGGCTTCCGCTTCCTGCGCCGCCTTTTCGAACGCCGCGATGACCGCTTCGCGGTTCTGGTTCTCGCGCTCCACCTCGATGCCCAGGCGGTAGCTGGCCAGGATCCGTTCCAGGTCCTCGCGCGGGGTCTCGCTGTGGTCGACGTTCGACAAGTTCGCCAGCAGCGTGGCTTCGTCAAGATCCGCCAGCTGTTCCTTCGCACGCGCGCGGTCGCGCTCGGCTTCGGTGGCCTGGTCCAGGCGGTCCAGTCGCTCGAGCTCCAGCGCCTGGATCAGCGTGCTGCGCGCCTTGTCGCCGCGGCCGCGCTCGGCTTCCAGCAGCTGGTCGATCTCTTCCGCCGGCCGATCCTTCAGCGATTCGACCACCTTGGCCACGCTGGTCTTTTCAAGGTAGCCCACCAGGTCGACGGTCACGATCGCTTCTTCTTCGGCCGGCGGCGCCGGGATCAGCGTCGGATCCACCGGGCGTGTCTCGCCGGGCTTGATGTACGTGCCGCCGATGTACACGCCGGTCTTGCCGGTGTTCGTGTAGGGGATGCGTTGCATGGGGTTCACTCCAGAAAGGGGCGGGCCCATTGCGGGCCCGCCTTGCTCTGACTGCGGGGAGGGTTAGGCAGCGCGGCCGGTGGCGCTGTAAGCCACCACGCTGGTGAAGCGGGCGCGGTACTCCGCCGGCACGTGGATGCTGCTGAACTCTTCGCCGTAGGACAGCTTGCGGCCGGTCGGGCGACCGTTCGGGCCCACCGCTTCGAACGGCGCACCGAAGCCGAACGGCTTGGCAATGGTGTACGCGGTCGCGCCACGCTGGCCCATGATGATCCGCTCTTCGCCCAGGTCGATGCCCGGCGCGTTGGTGGACCAGCAGCCCACGCCCTTGATGTCGGCCAGGTCACCACTGACCGTCACGGACGAATCGGCGCGCTTGCCGGCGGCGGTGTACTGCTCGGCGTTGGTCGCTTCGTCATTGAGGGTGTAAGCCATCAGGGCGAAGTCGGGCTGCACGAAGCGATCCTGCGCCAGACGCGCCTTGCGATCGCCGAAGGCCTGGATCAGGCCATTCAGGTGCTTGACCTTCTCCACACCGTTCGGCACGTCCAGGTCGAACAGCACGATGTTCGTTTCCTGGTAGAAGTCGGCGGTGATGGTCAGGCCCGGCTGCGGCACGCCCGCCTGGTTGACGATCTGCACCAGGCCCAGGTTGTAGTTCACCACCCGGTAGTAGTTGCCGGCGGCCTGCGTGCCGCTGCCGTCGTAGCGCGGACGCGCGGTGCCGCCGACGCGGACCACCATCGGCTGCTGTTCGCTGCCGATCGCCGTGCCCTTCAGGTCGCGCGGCTGCCACGGACGGACGATCGGGAAGCGATCGGCCGGCACGCGGTAGGTGCCCGGGTTGCCCGCCGATTCGGTCAACGCCACAGCGTTGCGGACCACGGCGCCGTAGGCGGCGGACTCGCGCTGCATGTGGTTGGCGATGCGACGGCCGACGTTCTCGCGCATCACGCGCGAGTTGCTGACCAGGGCACGCGCCCACGCGTCGTAGTTGATCAGGCTGTTGCGCAGGCTGAAATACGCCGCTTCGTTGGTCACGTCCAGGCTGATCTTCATCGGGACGATATAGGCGTAGTCGTTTTCGATCGACACGCCGCCCGGCGGGATCTCCTGGCCTTCGTACACCACGCCATCGTTGCGCAGGGCGCTGATGTCGCGCTTCTCGTAGGGGATGGAGTGGGTCGGGGCGGCGGTCAGGTCGACGTTGGTGGCAACCAGGTCCAGCACCCGGTTGTCGGACGTGGCTTCCAGCAGCACGGCGCGCTGGTAGCTGGCCGGCAGGCTCAGGTCGCCAGACTCGACCGGGCCACCGGCCAGGCGCTTGCTTTCGTCGTGCAGGCGCTGGGCGTTGGCTTCATCGAAGGCGGCCAGCAGCTTCTTCTGGAACGGCGTCTGCTTGTCTTCGTCCGGCAGGCGCAGCTGGTGGCCCAGCATGGTGCTGCGCAGGCCGTTGTGCACCGCCTGGGCCAGCGACTTGATGGTGTTGCTGTCGTCCACGCTGATGCGCGGCGAGCCGCCGGCGGAGTAGCCCATCTGCGCCAGCTTGCGGTTGGCCTCCATCTGCTCGCCGATGGCGATCTGCTTGGCGGCCAGTTCGCGCACCTGGTCGTCGGTCCACGCGCCAGTGATCACCGGCAGGACGCCCGACAGCTGCGTGCGGGTCTGCTCGCTCAGGGTGGTGGCGGCTGCCAGGGTGTCGGTGAACAGCTTCTGCCGGGCGCTGGTGTTGGTGGCGGCCTGCTGCGCGGCGGTGGCCTGTTCGGCCAGGGCCTTCTGCACGGCGGCGGCGATCGCTTCCGGCGTGGCCTGTTCGACCGGGTTGGTCACGGACAGCTGCACGACGGCGTTGCTGCCGGCGGCGGCCAGGGCCTTGGCGATGCCTTCCCACTGCGTGAGGAACGCCGCATCGTCTGCGTCGTCGGCCAGGGCGCGCGCGCCCATGTTGAAGGATTCTTTGATGCCGGCCAGCTGGGCTTCCGACAGCACGATGCCGCGGGCCTTCAGGTGGGCGAGGAATTTTTCCCAACGGTTCATAGCGATTGTCTCCAGGGATTCGGTGAGTTGGCGCGCGAGCCCCGGATGAACAAACACAGGGCCGGAAGTGGATGCGGTGACGGACAGGGTCACGGGGTCCAGGCGCTTGATGACGGGGCGGATCGTCAGACCCGCGCCCAGCAGTACGCACCCGTGTTCGTTGCCCTGTTCGTTGTCGCGGAAGGCTTCGTGAAACTCGGCCGACAGGTAGCGGAACCCGCGCTTGCGCACGGCATCGGTTCCGAAGTCGGTCCATTCAACCTGTGCGCGCAGGCGGCCGTTGTCGACCTTGAGCGCCAGGATCTTGGCCGCGGCGCCGTCGCCGGGCTTGTGGTCCACGTCCAGGAAGATGTCCTGGCCCAGCACGCGCGCGTCGAAGTTGCGCACCATCTGCGCCAGCATCGTGGGCGTGATTTCGAAACGGCCGTAGCGCGGATCCGTGAAGCTACCGGTGCGCGTGATCGTCACCCAGGAGCGCTCGACGCCTTCCGCCAGTTCGACCGTGTTGGACATGCAGCGGCGGGTGCCGGCGAGATCGTCATCTTCGTGCAGGAAGAGGATGCGAGCGCCCACCATGCTGGCGAACTTGGCCGATGCGGGTGCAATGCCGGTTGCGTGGATTCGCTGCATAAAAAAAGCCGGGCCCGTTCTTAACGGATGCCCGGCTTAGTGCCTTGTGGGATGCGACGAAACTA